CTCTTTTATCGGTCATGTGTTATCTTACGATCTTTCTGTCTGTATAACTTGATGTAACTGTATATGTTGATCCTGATGGGTCTGCACCTGACGCAATTTCATCAACAACCATCTCTACATTACTAGTATCTAGTTGCAAATAAAGATCCTGTAATCCAATTACGTCATTTGATTCTGGAACTACAGAGATTTCCATAATTTGTTGAGCATCTTTTGTCTTACCTGAGACAATATTGATAGGGTTAAGGGTCATTCTACCCGTGTTATAGTTAACAACACCTACATTTGACCTTTCAATTAGCGGAGTTGTCGAACCTGGTGAGTCTAAAGAGAATAAACCAAGTGATCCAGTCTTTTTATCGGTGTTTGGGATGTCATAAAGGTAAACTGACCTACCAATATCCAAAACTCTAAAGGCACTTGAACGAATATTAAACCCATCCATAGATGAAATATGGAATTGATTACCAAAATCTATGGCATATTCAGCAAATTGGTCGGTGGCCAACCTTAAATCGCGTCTCATTTCGACTGTAGTGACGTTTGAAGTCACTGATTCATGACTTTGATCAATAACTTTAAGGAATTTACTGTATTTAAACCTTGCTCCATACTTATTTAACTCAGCAGAAGCAGCTAATTTGTTAATATTGTTCAAAATGGTCGATGAAACCATCAATGCATTGGGTGCAAGACTCGTATTATAGTAAACTTTACTGTCAGTCTCAAGGTAGAGATACTTGAGATCGAGAATTTCGGGCACAATTCCTGCTACAGAGTATTTTCGGAGGTCTCTTTTGATATTTTCCTTAATTGCATTCGGAACAAAGTCACCAGTTCGTGGTTTTATGCTAATAAACACCTTTCCATACTGTGGAGGAACCAATTCTTCACCACCATAAACTGAAATTGACTCAGTTTCAGGGTAAATTTTGTTAGGAATTAGAATTTCATAGTCATTTGAGGTCAAAGCACGGTTTTGAGTGCCATAAATCTGTGGTGCATACTTCTTAACAGAGTCAACACTCTCAATTTCATCTCCACCACTAGAGGGTGTATTGGCAGTTAAGAGTGAAATACCACTAGTTATGGTGTTTTCAACTGCATTTCTGGTATATGTGCATTTTCCACTAAAAGATAAGTTACTAATACCATTAGCCTCTGATCCATTTGATATAATATACGAAACTTCAACGATATTTCCGTCTGCAAGTGCTTTTCCGAAGATTCCATCACCAAAAATTATCTCATATTGCTCATCTTCGATCTCTTGAATGTAATAAATGAGTGAATCACCTGTAATTGCACTTCCCGTGACTGCATCAAACAGACTATCTTGCCTTGTATAACTTGAAAGTAGTGAAGAAGTAGCAGATGGTCTTACATAGACCTCTAAAGTGTTTAAATCAATACCAGAATTGGATAAAATGAATCTTTGATTAATATTATTTGTAGAATATGGAAATTTTTGATCAATTACAGTGCCTTCTTTGACATCTACATCTAAAAATGATGCAACTCCGTCAATTACAGGTTTTGTAACATCTTTTGTAAGACCAAAAACGAAAGATTGACCACCAAATTGGTTAGAAGAGGCAACTGGGCCTTTTTTTAAGGTAATTGTTGTTGGTGGAGGTGTAATTCCTGGTTCCACAGTGAAATTTATGGTCGCAGTTGATGCTTTTTTCGATCTTGGCACATATCCGATGTTCCTAGCAAGTGCAACAACGTTCTCTCTAAGCGTTGCACTGTCAATAAAGACCTCATTAGAGATCATATTGGCATTATATGAAGTAATATATGTATTATATGCTAAAACGTCTAAAACTGTTGACAAATTAGACCCCTCGAAGTCATAATCCGTAAAATTCGAGTTGGATTGTAAATATTGTTTAAGTGTTTCTTTAATCTGGTCAAAA